TTTCTGTCGTTGCGTGTCCGCCACCTTCTCCGCGGTACGGCGCACTGCTTTCGCCACGTGCTTGTCGATTTCTTTCTGCGCGCGGCTGAGTCCGGCGGAGAGTTCGTTGAGGGTAATGGTGCCGCTCATGCCGGTCGTCCTGTTTCATCCGTGGCGATGCCCCGGCGACATACCTGCCATTCGTCGTAGTTGATCTGGAGGAGCCGCAGCGTCTTGCCGGTGAGCCCGGCGTCGTAGGTGGAGGCGGTTACGTCGATGTTGTCGCCGATGGCGAGGTCCGTATCGACGGGTACCTTCACGGAGAACTGGTCAGTTTGCTCCGCCGTGTCACCGACTACGAGGTCTCGTATCGAGGCCGGTGCGGGGCGTATGAGTGCGGGTCCGTCGTAGATGACGGTAGTGATGCGTGGTGCGTAGCTGGCGCTGTCCGGGTCGAAGGCGCCGAGTGCTTCATCACGGGTTACGTGGATGGTCGTGTCGAAGAGGTCCGCTTGTCGGACGCGCATGCGGGTTACGAAGCTGGAGATGGTCATGTGAGGCGGAGGGAGGTGAGCCCGGAGCGGCGGTACGCGTCGAGGATTTGTCGGTGTGCGGGTGACCATGCCTCCGGGTGTCGGGGCAGTTCCCATCCCTGCGCGTAGCCGTCGATGGATTCGGAGGTGAGTCCGCTGGCTTGGCTTGCTCCGGCGAGCCATTTGCCGGCGACGACTTCGGCCACGACCATGGCGACATCATCCGGTGACTCACCGTCCGGATAGCCGTGGGTGTAGTCGATGGTGAAGGGCGTGTACGGCCAGCGGCAGGGTCCCGGCCACCCGTAGCCGTAGCCGTAACCGTACCCATAGTCGAGGAGGTAACTCGGGTCGTAGCCGTTCACGATGGACCACTCCGTGAAGACGGGTGTGCGGTTCACGTAGCCGTTCACGGTGAACGTGTACATCGTGGACGCCAGCGCAGCACCCGCCATGGCCACGCTGGCGATAGCCGTGACCGGCCATTGCGGTAGTCGCAGGACACCATCATTGGGCCAGGCGACGATGGTCTCGGTCTCTTCTTCGAAGCGTTGACCGGTGTACCGCACCACGCTCATCGAAACCATGTCGATGAGTCGGTTCACGCGCGCCTGGTCCTCCGTAGGTACCGGGGAGGAGACCGCTTCGACATCGGTGATGGTGGCGAGCGCGCTCATGGTCAGGCCCGGATGAATTGGATCTTGGCGAGTCCGGCGAGGCCGGTGCCGATGTGGGTGCTCTGCCACGCGAGCACGTCACCCTCGTTCACGAGGAGGTTGGCGGCCGTGCCGGAGAGCGTGAGTGCGGTCTCATCATCGGCCGGTGCGTTCACTCCAGTGACGAAGGCTTTCGTGGCGACGGTCGTGGTGCCCGCTCCGGCCTGTCCTTTGTTCACGAGGGTGAGGGTGCGACTGTTGGTGTCCGCTCCGGTGAGGGTGGTGTCCGGGGCGTAGCCGACCGCGTTCACGGAGCCGGCGAACGGCGCGACCGCGAGGTTGTGTTCCGCGTCCGCCGCGAGCGCGACGGCGGGCACGGGGCACGTGATGGTGTGGAGGAGTGGCGCGGCGTCAGTCATCATCATCGGGACTGGGCGCGCCCGGCTGTGCGGTACGCGTCCGGTCGTCGGTGTGAAGCGGCGGCGCGTCCGGTCCGGACTCCAGGCTGTTCTCTTCGTGGTCCGGCTGCGGTGGCCGGAAGCCGGTGTAGCCGTCGTCCATGCCCGGCAGTTCTTCGGAGGTCTCCGGGGATGGAGCCGGTGTCGGCGGTACCGGAGCCGGTGGCGCGTCCGTCTCTTGCGCTTCTGAGGGAGGTGTGTCGGACATGAGTGATGACGCCTTTCAGGAGAGCCGCAGTACGGCGGCGGGGTAGCGGTTCGCTTCGGTGGTCTGTTCGTTGTTGATCACGTTCCCGACTTGCCATCCGGCGCGGAACGTGACGCGTAGTGCCGCCATGTCTTGCTGCATGAGGTTGTAGACGATGGCGCCGGTGCCGTCCTGCACGATGCCTTCGCGGAAGGTTTCGAAGGTCACGTCTTTGCGTACGCCGATGACGAACTGGCTCGGGTCGAGTGCGAAGAGACCCGTGTTCGCCGGCCAGAGTCCACGCATGGTGTAGACGATGGGTACGCCGTCGATCTCAGCGAGGTTTGGGTTGATGCGATTCTCGTCGAGGCGTTCGCCTTGGGTGGAGCGTGCCGCCCGGAACTGTGCCTTCACGGAGGTGCGGGCGACGACGGCTCCCATGTCGAAGCCGTCCGCTTCGAGGAGTGCGAGCGTCTCATCGAAGTCGCCGAAGAAGGCGCCCTGCGCGGCCGTGTTCCCGATGAGGTTCGAGTTGGCGGCGGCGGCGGCCGCGGCGTTGATGTTCGTGGGGAAGGAGCCGGGTGCGTTCGTGCCGAAGAACACGGCGGCATCGAAGGCACGTGCTACCTGCTCGGCGATGAGGTCTGATGCCTCACCCCACACGTCGTATTCCACGTCATCCGCCACGTTGTTTGCGATGGGGAGGATGACGGCGATTTCCTCCACATTCAAATACTTATTTGCCCATGCGATTTCGGTCGTTTGCTTCAGGCCGGTGTCGCCCGAGATCCAGTACGCGACGGGGAGTGCGGAGAGCACGGGTACGCGTACTTGCGCGCGGTTCACGGGGATGCGGCGGAAGAGGGAGAGTGCCGCGGACTGCTCGGTGGCCTTTCCGAGGAAGTCAGTGACGACCTCTTCCGGCATGAGTGCCTGCGCGTCGGATCGGGTAACGGAAGTGTTGTAAGCCACGGGTGCGGCCTCCTTCGTGATGTCGGACCCGTGGCGCGTGTGCGGCTACGGGATTACCGCCGCATCCGTTCACGGATGAGACTGTTCATGTCCTCTCCGGCCGGTTGTCCTTCACGTGGTCCGGCCGGGACTTTCGGCGTGACGCTGTTCCGGGGCGTGAGTTCGGCGAGAAGCTCATCTGCGTCCGCGGCCATCTCGGCCTCGGTGTCACCCGTGAGACGTGTCGCGAGTTTCGCCGGGAGGTTCTTCTCCGCCGCCACGCGGTACTGGAGCAGTGACCGTTCCGCGATGGCGGCGCGCTGTTCCGCATCGGTCGCCTTCTCGGCGGCCTTATCCAGCTCCGTTTTGTCACGGTCCTCGTATTGCTTCAGTTTGAGCCGGGTGGTCTCGGCTTCTTTGTTCGCCTTCTTCAGCGCGGCGGCCATGGCTTTCAGGTCCGGACCGTCTTCCGCCGGAGGTGGTGCCTTCTCTTTCTCATCGGCCGTCTCGGCCTTCTCACCGTTCTCGTCAGCCATCCCGGCCGACCTCCTTACGTGTGTGCTGTGCCGGTGCCGTCACGGCGGCCGGGCGGTTACTTTCTCTTCTCAGGGCGCGGGGCGGAGCATGGGACCGAGTTCGTCGTCGTGTTCGACGGTGATGGCCTCCGGGTCCGCGGCCTGTGAGTCCGTCTCACCGACCACCGGGTCACTGGTGCATCCGCAGTTCGGGTGACCGGCGAGTTCAGCGGCGGCCGCCATCGGCATCCCATCAGCGGCCGCGCACTCTTCACATGCGTCCGGGTCCGCGACGCGCACCCATGACGTGATCTGTGGCTTGAGCCGGTCGATGAACGCGGAGGCGGCACGGGTGGCGAGCCAGACATCGGTGTTGGCGAGGGCGAGGAGGGAGAGCCGCCCGGCGCGTACGGCTTCGTCATCCGCCACGCCTTCTCCTCGCTGCTTCCACACGAGGGAGAAGGGTCGGCGGTACACCTCATCGAGGGAGGTGCCGTTGCGTACGGCGGAGCCGATCATGAAGTCCGCGGCGAGCTTCACTGTGTTGCTGTTTGTGGAGCGGGCGATGAAGGCGTTCGTGAGTCCGGCGGCGAGGAGTTGTCCGGCGGTGATGAGTGGGGTAACGGTGCGCACGAACGGCGCCACGTTCTCTTCGTCATACCCGTCGAGGTCATCCCACTTGGCGGCCGCCTTCCGGCCGGTCTCCGTGCGGATGGCCGCGAGTCGTCGTTGATAGGTACGGGTGGCTTCGCGGGTCATACCGCGACGAGCGGTGCGGGTGCCGGTGCGGGAGGCGGCGGCATGGCGCTGAGCATCGCGGTCGCCTGGTCCTCGGCGCGCTCTGCGTCCATGCGTTCGATGTCAGTCGGGCTGTAGCCGAGGTAGGCCATGATCTCGCGCCATGGCACACCGACGGCCATCATCTTCGTTGCCGCGTCGTACTTCTCCGCGTCGCTCCGTGACTCCGGGTCCTTCCACACCATCGAGAGCGCCATGTCGTTCGACCGTTCATCCCCATCGGCGAGCAGCGCGAGACGGATGGTGTCCTCCCAGGATTCCGTGAAGGAGTCTCGGCGTTCGAGGACCTTCGCCACGAGCCCGGTTTCGGTGGCCTTCAGTGATTGGCCGGACGGGAAGGCGCCGGACTGACCGAGCAGGTAGTGGGGTGGTGTGCGGGTGGTGGCGGCGAGGTGTTGGATGTCCGCCTCGATGCTCGCGATGTAGCCGGTGAGGTCGGACTGTCCGAACTCACCGAACTTGGTGTCCGGGTTCTCACTCATGAAGAGCCGGTTCACCGCCACCTTAAACGGTTCCACCTCGTTCCCGTTCTCGTCGCGCGGTATCTCCATGCCGGTTACCCACTTCTGCCGGAAGCTCGCGTAGTTCGAGGTGATGACGCGGTCGGCGACGGTGCGGTTGATGCGGTCCTGGGTGGCGAGCACTCCGCCGTCGAGTTCGCCCATGGGCTCATCGATCATGTCCGGGTCCGCTACGAATTCGGTGAGCGGGATGGTGCCGAGTGGGTTTACGGCTTCCGCGAAGATGCCTTCGTCCGGTACGTCCCATGGCTGCCAGGCGGATGAGGAGATGGGTACGCCGGAGAGATGCACGTTCGGGTCGCGTGCGACCCAGTTGTAGACGGCTTCCGGTGTCCAGAGTGTTGCGTACCGTTGCTTCCGTACCGGGTCGATGAATGTCTTGAGACCGGCGATGCTCTTGCGCCGGTAGCCGGGTTCGTAGTCCACGATGACCTGGCACGGGTGCTCCGGTGTGATGGAGGGAGGTCCGTCTCCGTCCGTGGGCCAGACGAGGGTGAAGCCGCGGCGGGCGATGAGCGCGGCGTCATGCACGAGGCGGCTTTCCTGATCGAGTCGATTGCCCTGCCAGTACCGTGCCCAGGCGTCGGTATCTCCTCCTTCGGTGGAGAAGCGGAGGCCGACGACGCGGAGCCGTTCGCTCGTGACCTTCACGATGAGGCGGCACCAGTTCGATTGCGCGAGTGCGAGGAGGGTGCCGTAATCGCGGGTGATGGCTTCCGGTGCCCATGGCATGTGGTGTTCGCCACGGTAGTAGCGGTAGAACCGTTCGATCGCCGGGCGTCTCGTGGCGAGGGTGGCCAGGAGGCGGTCACGTGTGCCGTTCACATCCACGCCGGTCCGCCTTTCACGTGAGGACGTGGCCGGTTAGAACCCGGCCGTGCGGTACTGCTTCTTTCCGATGAGGACGCCCGCGGCTACGGCATCGAGCCGTGCCTGCCATGCGAGGATGGCGGCCACCGCGGCGTCGATCTTGAGCGGGCTGTCCGGGTGCTCTTTCGCGATGTGGAGTCCGGCGCGGCCTTCCCGGCGTCGTGCGTGGAGCATGTGCCGGGTGAGTGCGTAGCTTCCGTCGTGGGTGAGGTCTCCGTCCACGATGGCGGAGTAGAGCTGCTCGGTGGCGCGCACGATGAGTGTGGAGCGGCCGCCGGTCATCCACCATTGAATCGGGTGGTCCCGTGATGCCCGCACCCGTAGCTGGCGGTGCCAGGTGGCTTCCCAGGTGGAGATGAAGGACTCCCATTTGGCCGGGTCGGCGTAGAACCCGACGACGGTGAAGCGGCGGAACGCGTCGTGTACCGCGCCGTCCACCTTCTCGAGTGGGACGAACCAGTCTTTGCCCTGCGGTCCGAGTGGCTGTTCCTCTACGAGGAGTTCGAAGAGGTGGCCGTCACTCACGCGGCAGCCGATGAGCGCGGTCGCGTCGGTGACGCCGTGGGAGCGGTGGCGGGAACCGTCGAAGCCGAGGGTGATGATGTCGCCGTCCGCGATGACCTTCTCCGCGTCCACGCATCCGCCCCACTCCGCCGGGGTGAGCCAGGAGTCCACCGCGTTCGCCACCTGGTTCAGGTAGAATCTGCGGGCGTCCTCCGGTGGTGTGGAGAGGTCCCATATCTCATCGCGTATGCGGGAGAGGTCAATCCACCGTGAGTCGCCGTACGCCAGGGCGAGGCCGTGCATCAACTCCTCTTCGTTGGAGAGGTCGATGTCCGGTGGCGCTTCCCGTGAGTCGTAGAGGAGGCGGCCACCACGGCTCCGTCCGTCCCGCACCGCGAGATACGCCTCGTAGGAACGTTCGGCTACGGAGTCGAGGCCGATGGCGTGTGCGTTCGTCGTCTCTAAGAGGCGGCCGGTGCCGCCGGGGATCTTGCCCACATTCCTGCGGTTCACGCGGTCGAGTGCCTCACCGCCGTTGCCGGATGTGTAGTGCTGTGTTTCGTCTTCGAAGATGGCGGTGGGGCGTGCGCCTTCCGCCGTGGAGGCGGAGGCCGTGATCGGTTCGAGGTGGTCGCCGGCCGTGGTGTAGATGCGGGTGAGGCCGAGGTCGAGGCCGTATGCCTCCACGATGGGTGACTCGATGCACATGGCGAGGACCATGCTCATCGTGTTCGCTGTCTGCTTCTCACTCACGCCCGCGAGTTGCACCCATGCCGTGTGACACGGCATGGCGATCGGTTCGCCCGGCTTGTACGGCTCCTGTCTCCACGGCCGTTCTTCACCGCCTTCCGCGAAGCGTTCGAAGCGGACGGGTCCGCATAGCTCCGCGAGTGCGAGTGCGGCGGCGAGAGGTGTTTTCCCCCAGCCCTTGCTTCTCCGCAACACACCGCGGGTGTAGACCCAGCGGCCGGTCTCATCCACGGCGTACCAGTGGAGGATGAATCGCACCTGCTCCGGCGTGTACTGCCATGACCCGGAGGCTTCCGGTCCGTCCGGCTGCCGTATGAACGCGGTGGACCACCAGAGCACGTCCCAGCCGAGGGTGAGGGTGGGCAGTTCGGGCGGGGCGGTGATAACCGCCTCGCTCACGCTTGGACCGACCGCCGGTAGTCCGCGATGGCGGTGATGGAGAAGTTGTCCTGCTCTTCCGGAGGCGTCGGGTCCACGTAACGGATGCGGAGGTCGCGTCGCGCGTCTCCGGTGGTGCCCATGACGCGCTCGCGTGTGCGTATCTCATTCGCGAGCCGGTGGTTCCCGATGTGGAAGGCGGCCACGAGTTGTGCCGTGTCCATGGCGAACTGCCAGTCCGCGTCCGTCCAGCGTGAGCAGTGGGGGAGGCGGGACACGGCGTGCCACCACCGTTTCGTCGCGCTCGGCCATGTGAGCGGCCGTGCCTCATCTTGCGCGTCGGCGAGTGCGGTGAGCCCGGCGGTTACCTGGGCGTCGAGCATGCGGAGCGCGTTGCGTTCCCGCCAGTCACCGTCACGGATGACGCGGAAGCGGAGTTCGGCGCGCTCGTCGATCTGTTCGCAGAGTTGGAGGAGCGTGTCCTCCGGTGGCAGGTTGAGATTCGTGGACATGCGCCACGTGCGCTCCCAGAGGTCGGTACCGGCGGCTCCGAGGATGCGGCGCGGCGGTGGCGGTTCGAGTGCCGGTGGCCGCGGCGGGAAGCGTGGGAGGGATGGTCCGTCCTCGTAGGGAACGTTCGGTATTTCAAGCCAGTCATGGACCGGCTTCACCCGGTGCCGTATCTGTCCCGGTGGTTTCGGTTTCGGTCCGGCGACCGGCATCTAGGCGACCTCCGTCCATTGCTTCGACACCGGCTGCTTCGCTTCCGTGCGGGCAGGCCAGTACGCGCCCCACTTCTCCGCGTTCCAGCGACGCCAGAGTGAACCGTCGAAGTGATCGGCGATGAAGGTCTCACGCGCTTCCGGGTCATCGAAGTAGATGATGAGCGTCGTACGATCCGGCGTCGGTTCATAGTCCGGTAGCCCGACCCATTCCGCCGCGACGTCGAAGTCCTCCACTTCATCCGCGTCACGGGTGACCATGAGGAGACCGGCGAGCGCGAGTTCGTCATAGCCGGTACCGAGGAGACCAGAGAGGTTCGTCTCACTGATGCCCCGGAGAAGCTCCGCGAGCGCACGGTCATCGACTTCCGCGAACCGCGCGAGTTCGTTGTCCGCGGCGAGGACCTTCAGTGCTTCCGGTGAGTCCGGCATCACGTCGAGGCGCACGACGGTGAGCGTGGTCATGTGGAGCCGGTGTGCCGCTTCGGTCACGCCGTGGCCGGCGAGGATGGTGTAGTCCTCCGCGACGACGACGTTGCGGTAGAGGCCGTGCTCCGTGATAGATGCCATGATGTGTTCGAGTTGCGCGTCCGTGTGTGTGCGGTAGTTCTGCGGGTGCGGCTTGAGCTTCGTGATGTCCACGGTCTCCGGCGCGTGGATCACGGGCGCGTTCACGCGGGTGCTTCTTCCGTAAGCTCCATCGCCCATCCGTCTCCGTCCGCTTCGAGAGCATCCCAGTCGATGTCGGTGCGGCGGATGAGCGGGGTGTCGAAGCGACGCCAGTTCATCGCGATCGCGTGCTGTGGACGGCCGAAGCGGCGGGTGGTCGTGACCACTCCCGGCCATTGCCGTTCGAGCATGCGGCTCATGCGGAGGCGGCCGTCATCGCGGTAGAGGTCATCGGTGTTCCCGCCTTTCATCATCATCGTGGTCCGCTTGTGCGCCTGGATGGTGTGGAACTGCACGGTGCAGAGTCCGCCGGCGAGGACTTGGAGGCAGAGGTCCGTGTCATCGTTGTAAAGGAGACGGTGCCGGTACGGCATGTCGTTGTTGATGAGCGTGCAGGAGTAGATGTGCGCGTTGAGCCGGTACGGCGGCTCACCTTTCCCGATGCCGAACATCATGTAGTTGGGACCGGAGAGACCGATGTTGGTGTACCGGTCCGTGAACGTCTCCATCGCCGCGAACGCGATGCGAGCGTTCATGCGGAAGCGAAGGCCGCGGTGCATGCGGCACATGAAGTAGATGTTGTCGTCCAGCTGCCAGTGCCGGGCGTGGCCTTCTTCAGTGGAGTGGTCACGCACGAAGTTGCGCGCTCCGAGGAGGCGCATGTTGTCCCGCGGCGTGATGAGGAGGTCCGCGGTGGGGAAGGCCGCGGCGTAGTGCTCCGCTTCCGCCGGTTCGACCACGAGCCGGAAGGGCACGCCGTCCCGGAGGAGGAAGCGGACGGAGAGGCAGAGGTCCCACCGGCCTTTCGAGAGGACGTAGATGGGATAGCGGAGCGGGTGCGGCATGGGGTGGTGATGGACCTCCGTCAACCAAAGGGCCGTTCGGCCCATGGGCATTCCTTCACTCCTCCTGCATCATGGAGGACGTAAGCCACACCAACCACGAAGAAGGAGCCAGAACAATGGCAACCAAGAGCACCACCAAGACGACCACCCGGACCACGGCTAAGAAGGCGGCCACCAAGGCTCCGGCCACCAAGGCTCCGGCCAAGAAGGCTCCGGCCAAGAAGGCGGCTCCGGCCGCCGCTCCGGTGAAGCGGCTCCCCGCTCCGCCCGCACGGGTCCTCACCACCGCCCGGAAGTCCGCCGCCACCACGGCCAAGAAGGACGGCCTGGACCGCGGCCAGCAGGCCCGGCAGGTGGCGGTGAAGCTGAACAACCAGCGCGGTCCCGGCCGGAAGGTCACGGATGAGGAGCTGGTCGCCTACATCCGCCGGGTGCGGAAGGCGCACCCCACGTCCACCGTGCGGGCGGAGGCGGAGTACGCCTACTGGGTGGAGGGCATGGCCATCGGCAACGCCCGCTTCGCCGCCGTGTGGGACACGGTGAAGAAGTAGCAGCGGTCAACCCGCATGGGAACGCCCCGGCTCCGGCCGGGGCTCTTCCCGTTTTTGGGGTCGGTTATCCACAGGCGCCGTCCTATACGGCGCCGGAGCCCAG